GGCAACACCATTTACCTGGGCAATGCTATTATTACTTCAGCTGACAGTGGCGATATTATCATTGACTCTTCGGGCAGTTTTGCTGTGCCGGTAGGATCAACTGCCGAACGCAGTGAAGTAATAGGTGCCATACGTTATAATACTACAGTAGGTGCATTTGAAACATTTGACGGAGCAGGGTGGAATACTCTAGCATATGGAACACAAACTGACTTTCCGTTTGGCGATTACGGCAGTGTAAGTGATGCGGCCACCAGTGATGCATTTGGGGTATCTATAGCAGCCACCTTTGATTGTAACTCAGAAGGCCCATTTAGCTACACTGATTTAGCCGACGGTGAAGCTTATGTCGGTGCATAAATATAACAGTATATAAGGATAATTCATGCCAACAGTAGTCCAATTTAGACGCGGAACAACCGCACAAAACAACAACTTCCTTGGAGCCAACGGCGAAATTTCTGTTGACACCGATCTTCATGTGTTGCGTGTTGCTGATGCTGTTACACTGGGTGGGTTTGCAATGGTTGGACAAAATTGTGTTCAAACAATTGCTAATAAAACATATACTGGAACATTGCTCAGTGTAACTGGCAACGTAACTGGCAATTACATTTTTGGTAATGGCAGTCAATTGAGTGGGATTGATGCTACTAGTATTCAAAGTGGCACATCAAATGTAAAAGTTACTACCGCTGGTGGTAATATTGCAGTCAGTGTAGGTGGCACTAGCAACGTGGTTGTTTGGGCGTCTACTGGCACATACACTACTGGATTGTTGAGTGTAACTGGCAACATCACTGGTGGTAACATAACCACAGCCGGCGCAATTACTAACGGTAATATCACTATTACCGGTGCAAATATTGTCAGCAGTGGACCAACTTTGTATATTGACCCCAATGGTGCCGGCGGCACAGATGGCAATGTTATTATCACTGGCAATTTAACTGTTCAAGGCACAACCACCACAATCAACAGTAACACAGTCACTACAAATGATTTGGTTATCAATGTGGCCAACAATGCGGCCACATCTTCTGCAGCCAACGGCGGTGGCTTGGGTGTTGGTCCAGCCGGGTCTGAATATGCTTCATTAACTTTTAATAATTCAGCTACGGCCTGGAATATGTCAGTTCCGTTGAGTGTCACTGGCAATATTTCTGGCGGTAACTTGTCAGTGGGCACAGGTTCCATCACTGGTGGAAACATTGTCAACTCAAATGCCAATGGTGTAGGCAATATTGGCAGTGCAACAACTTATTTTAATACAGTGTTTGCCAAAGCTACCAGTGCTCAATATGCTGACTTGGCAGAAATGTATTGTGCAGACTCTGATTATGCGCCAGGAACTGTGCTTGATTTTGGCGGCAACGAAGAAGTCACTGCTACAACACACTCACACAGTACTCGTGTAGCAGGCATTGTAAGTACCAACCCTAGCTATTTGATGAACAGTACATTGACATGCGTCAACGCTGTTGAAGTAGCCTTGGTTGGCCGAGTTCCTTGCTTAGTAGTTGGCACTATCGCCAAAGGTGATCGATTGGTTGCCAGCTCAACACCAGGTACTGCTACACGTTTAGACATGGCACAATATCAACCTGGGTGTATTATTGGCAAAGCTCTTGAAGCATATGACTCAGAAACCGTGGGCACAATTGAAGTGGCAGTAGGCAGGAATTAATGGATGCCAGATACAGAACCGAATACCTTGGTGAGTTTGTAATTCTTGAAACCAAGTGGTCTGGTGGTAAAAAATCTGAAACTCGCGAATGGATTGATAATCCTATTGTCAATCATCATCTCAGTGGACGTGCGGCCTGTATTGGCAGCACTCTAGATCACGCACAGTTTGACTACACTCGACTACAACGCCATCGCGGTGGATTGTTAGGCAGTAAAAAATTACAGACCTATGGCACCGGAGACATCGCTCAACAAATGCGTCTGGACTTTGCTGTAGAAACCAATCCAGATAACCTACTCAAAATTTTAGAAACTGGCTATCAAATCAACAACATTGTGTACACTAGTCCACGCTATTGTATTGCTAATCCAGGAGAGTTTTATTTAATTCCCTTGCGACCCAGACTAGTTGACCTAGTCACTGTGGTATATCTTGCGGCCTTTGATGGCCATAAAGAAATATTCATGCTGGGTTACACCGATGAAACAGCCGGTGGGCACAATGAATGGATGCAACAACTTGGCAAGATATTTACTGCATATTCAGGGACTAAATTTTATCTAGTTGGAGAATCTACCCGCATGCCTGACGTTTGGGTCAACTGTGCCAATACTCAGACCATGCCTTATCGAGACTTTATTGGTTACTGCGACGTTTGAACAGTAGATTCAATAGTTAATATTTTGTTTTGCACAGCTTCAAAATTCACAGTACTCCACAATCCTGGGTGCATAGGGCGTGGCCACGTACCCGAATCAATCCAAGCATAGCCAATGTGTTCATCATTGAGTTTGGGATGGAACTCCGTGTCCACAATACAAAAAAAAGTGTGATACTCGAATCCTGCGTCTGCGGTGGTGAACTTTTCCAAAGGAATCATTCTAAAATATTCAGGAACAAATCCTATTTCCTCTGTACATTCACGATTCATAGCGTCTAGTAGAGTTTCGCCTGTTTCTACTTTGCCACCGGGCAATCCCCAAGCACCGGGATGTTTTGGATCATTACGCATGAGATATAGGTATCTACGGGTGTTGATTGCGTAAAACCAAACGCCAACAGCTTTTACAATACTAGACTCCATGTGCCTCCAGGATACAGTCCTTGATAACTTTTGACCCAGGCATTCCCGGTCCATTGATATTGTATTTCTGTAGTAATGTTTGTGACATACTGTATATTATCTGGACTTGATGTGCTGTCAAAAGAAATCTGCCACCGCGAGCCGTCGTATTCTACTATGTCATTGGCATGTGCTACCAAAGGTTGGCCGCCGGTTCCGGCCCAAGCTTCAGCATATCCTTCGTTAAACGTGCCAGTATCTTCGGTAAACAAATAGCGTTGACCTGCAACCGCTGCGGCTAATCCAGCGCCAGGCCCACTACGCAATGGGTCGATCACAGATAATACTGGATCTAACGTATTACTAGGAGTTGACCCAACGTCCACAGTAAACAATAAGAATCGGTCATCGGTTGGATCATAACTTACCTGCCCAATGACTTCGGATCCATCATCTTGCTCTAATTTAATATAACTGATTCCGTCTCTTAATACACCGTATACTCCTACTACATTATGCCATAATAAATTGCTTTCTGGACTGTCTGGCGGAGTTAAACTAGCATTAGATTGGTCCACGACCTGTTGTTCACGCAAGGCCTGCAGCTTGCCAACTGTTCCTGGACTTCCGCCAATTAACAACACTTGGTAACCATACGGAGTAATTGCTTGACGTGTGCCCAACAACAAATCGTTATCAAGTATGGCATTGCTGGCATCACCGTTGGCGTCAAACACACTCATGACAATGCGTTCAACCACGCCTAATTTCTTGACCTTGGCTGGACTTGAAATCCAGATTGGCAAGCTAAAAGTAAGGGTGGCTATGTCTATGGGATTATCTGTTCCTATCGGGATAGTTCGATTGGTCCATTTGGTTGACTCAAGATTACATACGCTAAGGCTAGTCCAATCAATAAAGTTATCGGTGCTCTGTATCTCTAAACTAGGATTAAACAACACCAAAATTTGTTCTAGTATCTGCATTTTCTGATTGGTGTTTGACGTCCAAATATCCAACGCTATAGTCAACTTGTATGGCACAGGCATAAGACGTTCGATAGTAAACGCATTACCTTGTGTGGTTTCGTAACTTTCGGTGGCTTCATCGTACGTTCTCTGACGCACCTGTATACTGTTTACAAAATTAGGTTCTTGAATCCTGGGACGATCGTAGTCAAGTCCAGTGATATAAAAAGTCATCAAGGGAGTCGACGGCATGTCGTTGGCAGAGTTTTGTTGCATGATTGTTTGCGCCTGCCGACTGGCATCACCGTAACGAACAGGTACACGAATCAGGGTGTCCTCTTTGCCGGCTTGGTTGATTCCGTAGGCCACTTGAAAGTTTGAAAAGATTCTTGCAAATTGCAATAAGAATCGACGTATTTGTTCATCGTAAAAAAATTGTGCCATTTATCGTCCTGGTGGTCTTGGGTTGGGCGGCGTGATATTGCCGCCTTGGTTACCGTTGTCAGCTTCGGGTTTGAGTATTTGACTTAAACTTTGACGACTTGGAATATTGCCTTGATCTGTAGTAGGCACAGTGTAGGTGTTGTTAACAAAACCAGCACGTTGAGTTAATGCACCGGTTGCTAAATCTAGATCAGTTCTTACATTGTCACTGACAGCGACCCAGGATCTTCCACTGTATCGAAACAAGCGGTTGGGGAAATAATCTAATCGTAGAGCATATTCTCCAGCGGCAGGATAAGGAGGAAAACTAACGCCTGGAGTAACAGGCAACCCGTTGGGTGCATGATTATCGCCAGTCAAGTATCCCATGGTATAACCAAAACTAGTAGGACTATTGCCTTCGCCGCCCGCGGTACTGTCCACCCTGGGATAAGTATCATCAGCTGTGATTCCAGCACCACCGGGCTCGCCTCGCACGGTGGGTAGAACATAAAATTTTGTAACATCATAACCACTAAGTGGCACATCGGCCTGCGCTTGTATTAGTAACGCATCATTGATTTCTAGATCTTTTGGTCTAGTGCTCATTCGATCGCCCACTGTGGCGGGACTTTGTATCAAGTTCCAATATGTGGTGTTTGTAATTGCTGTGCCAGGAGGTACATTCTGTGCAGCCTGATAATAGGTGCCGCCGTTGTTGACTATCTCGCCAGCAGGATAAAAATTGCCAGGATCCCAGATGTTTTCGGGCATAAATGGCTGATCAATGATTTGACTATATTCTTGGGCATTGACCATTGGTGTGGCTTTGATACGCCAAAGGTGCGGCAACCAGGTTTGACTAAATCCTTCGGACGCATAATTACCATCTTGAATTACATAATATCTTGGTAGTGCATTGGGGATTGCTCGATTCAACGGATGGTAATCTTTTAAATTTGGAACTTCAATAACATCCCCTACCATGAGTTTGCGTCCAAATGTGTCAATCATGTTGTTGTAATGGAACGTGATAAACAGTGTATCACCATTTAAAAATAATCCAAATTGCGTCAAATCAAAATCAATATCTTGTGTGCGGTATACGCCTCGCATGACGTACACGTCTGGATCGTAGGCACGATCACGATTTTCTAACAATAACAGGTCTTCAATAAACAATGGGTTTGTTGAGTTGTAAATTGGCAGGGTGGCATCACCAGGATTATTGGCCTGGGCAGGATCAACTATAGGACCCAAATATTTGTGTACATAAATGTCTAATCCGCCAACGGTGAACATTTCTTTAATGGTCTTATCAAAAAATTGATAGTCGTTGGTTCTGTTTGGGCGGTATAGCGATAAGCGTGGCATAGTCATGTATTTATGGGTTAGATTGACTAGTAATTCAAAAGCTCGTATAATTACAAAATGGACGAACTATTTCAACGCCTGGATTCTGCAGAAAAAGCCATTGCTATTGTTAAAAATAAGGTGGCACGCCGCGATCTACTCAAAATGGTCAAGGCAGTAGACCAAGCTATTGTGGCCGCAGATATGGAAAGTGTAGAATGTCGTCGATTGCACAAAGAAACTCGTCAGTACAGGGATCTTAAACAAAAAGTAAACAATTTACTTACAAATTTAGAACAGCACATAACCTTTGCTAACCTACTAGGTTGACAAAAAGGTTAATTTAACTTACAATATACACATGGCTAAAACAAACGAAATCAAACGACTCAACCCAAAAGGTGCTGAAACCAAATACATAGGGTTTGAACCCGAGTGGAAAACGCAACCAGACGAAACCAATCGTATTAGCAAATTGGCTAATGCGTTTCAATGGTACAACTATCATTATGGCAAAAAAGATGCCAAAGAAATGTTGGGTCATTACCTAGAGCACAACGGTCGCAAAGTAGATGCCAAGACCATGCGTGGTATTCCTGATAGTCAGATCCGTGTAACTCCGGCTTGGGTATGTAGAATGACTCTGCTTGGATTGGTATTAAACGATCACGAACAGAGTATTGTGGATGATCAAATCAGTCAAATGCTCAAGGCCAAGCAAGAAATTAAAAAAGCACAAAGTGAAGTTGACGCCGACACGGCTGTGGCAAAACTTACAATCCAAGATCACCTGCGTGAAAAAGTCAGTGAGTGTTGTGGCGAGTTGGAAGCCATGTTTGATGATTTTATTGTAGCCGGCGCAAAAATGTCAGCCGACTTTAGTCCGATTAAACTCATGCGTGGTATGAACATTAGTCCCAACATGATTTCAACTGTGAGTCGTGTATGGGAATTGCGCTTGGCTGAATTTAATGAAGTATTAGAAGGCAAAGATGATCAGCTGGTCGAAGGTTATAGTCACCTTACAAAGATACAACTTAAAAACTGTGTAAAATTCTGTGAAACAGTAATCAACGATTGCAACAGTTACGTCCAACTGAAAAAAGTTGAACGCAAGCCACGTGCCAAGAAAGCAGTCAGCCCAGAAAAATTAAGTCGCAAATTCAAGTTCCTACGAGAGTTCGATGAGCTTAAACTTAAATCTGAACCAGTTACTAAACTAGTAAATGCCAACGAAGCTTGGTTGTACGATACCGCCAAAAGAAAATTAATCCACGTCATGTCCGATAGCCACATTGGAACTTTTACAATTAAAGGTAGTGCCATTGTAGGATTTGATGCTCAAACAACTGTGCAAAAAACACTTCGCAAACCCGCAGAGCAAATCAAAGCAGTGATAGGCG